CCCGACGAACCGGCCTCGCCCGCCGGACCCGTCGGCCCGGCACTGCCGGCCTCGCCCGCCGGCCCGGTCGGGCCGACGCTGCCCGCCGCCCCCGCCGGCCCGGTCACCGTCGATGCCGCCCCGGGCACGCCCTGCGGACCGGTCGGTCCGGTGCTGCCTGCCCCGCCGCCGCCACCGACGAACGTGGTGAGCTGCGACAGCGTCATCGCCTTCGTGCCGGCGTTCGAGCCGCTCGGGCGCGAGAGGATGATGAAGTCCGTGCCGGTCACGCCGGTCGCCGCCGGAAGTTGATCGACGCGCTTGCGGAGCGGCATCAGCGGTCACTCCTGCGCGGTGAGCGGCACCGAGATCTCGTTGCCCTGGTCGTCGATGATGAACGTGATGTCGCGGTCAGCTTGCTTGGTGTGAATCCGGACCGAGTTCTGGAAAGCATCCGCGTAGTGGAAGAGCGGCACGCCGCGAGGAGCCGCCACCTCGTAGAAGTAGGACTCGCCGTTGATCTCCTCGACGACGAAGTCGCCGCGGAGCGGCTCGCCGTAAGGCAGATCCGCCACGCGGACGATGTAGTCCCGGGCCTCCCACCGCTCGACGACGCCGTTCTGCCCCGCCGCCTCGAACATGCTCTTCCCGAGCGTCGCGGGGAACTGCGTCGTGTTCGCGCCGCGCTTGTACGCGCACGTCATCGACGCACTCGCCGCCATCTGGTCGGCAAGCCACGAGGCTCCGGCGGCGAGCATGTCGGCCACGGTGCGTCTCCGCGCCCGGGCCGCCGGCGGCGCCCGAGGGGAAGGCGACCGCCGGCGGCTTGCGGGTGGACTCGTCGTCAGGCGGGACCGGTGACGTTGAGGTCGTACATCGACCCGGCGTTGATATCCACGTCCACCGTCGTGTCGCCGGCGGCAGCATCGACCGCCACGATGCCGGCGATGCCGGTCGTGGTCGAGCTGCCCGTGACCTTCAGGTTCGAGTGGAGGTACGCCACAGAGCCGGCGTTGAGGGAACCGCCCGTCACCTTGTCGAAGGTGAAGACGCCGCGGACGGCGACCGCTCCCTTCGCGTTGGCGGCGATGGGCCGGCACACGACGCCGACGACCTTTCCGAGGAGCACCACGTCACCGACCGCCTTGGCGGCCGTCGGCGTGTAGTCCCACACGCCGGATTCGCTCTTGAACGTCGCCATGTCTGTCTGTCTCCGAGGTAGGGTGCTGGTGGAGGATCACCCCGGCGGCCGGGCTTGGGCTCCCGGCCGCCGGGCACGGTGAACGTCAGGCGTCAGGCGGTCGCCATGCGGTAGGCCGCACGCTTGTCGCCCTTCGACACGCCGAAGTCGAAGTACCCGCGGACCTGGATCCCGAGCACGTCGAAGTCGGCCTCGGCCTGCTCGACGGTCGGCGTCCGCTGACCGTTGAGGAACGCGACCTCCATCGTCGGCAGATCCGCCGGGTTCGCCACGAGCCACCACGTGGAGGCGCTCGTGAGGTACGCCGAGGAGACCACCTGATACCGGCCGGCGAGCACGTTCGTGCTCGGGGCCGCACCGCTCGTGCCGTGGATCAGCGACGAGCCCATGAGCTCGGCCGCGGTCACCTCCAGCTCCGGAGGGCAGAGGATGATCGCCGGGGCGTACCCAAGCGGGTTCCCGTCGGGGTCCTTGAGCTTCCGGTAGTCGCCCACCGCCGCCTTCAGAGAGGTCAGCGAGAGGGCGTTGCCGGCGGCCGCGGTCCGCTTCTCGTAGGCCGAATCGTTGCTCGACTCGAACTCCGACCAGAAGACCTGGTTGAACTTCAGCGCGGCCCCGCGGCCGAGACGCTGCGGCACCTGGGTGAGAGCCCCGAGGTCATCGTTGATGATGTCCTGGCGGGTGATGCTCGACATGCGGGCGTACGTCTTCGCGGCGATCGTCCGCTTGTCGTCGGACGCGTCCGCGCTCTTGATCTTCCCGTCGGGCCCGAGCTCGTCGTAGACGAAGCCGCCGTCCAGCCGGACGCCGGTCGCCGTCTTGAAGTCGCTCACGGGGCGGATCACGGAGATCCGATCCCAGAACGACTCCACGGCGGTGAACGACGCGAGGAGGAACTTTCCGTACGTCGCCGCGAGGAGGTCCGAGATGTCGTGCGTCGCGAACGCGGCGCGGAGGGTCTGGCGGAGGTTGCCCTCGTGGAGCTTCCGGCCGGCGTCGTAGCCGTTGGTGGCCGCGGCGCGGAGGAGGATCTCCTGGAGGCCGATCCCGCGCCGCTTGTGCGCGGCCTCGAGAACCGGCTCGTCGAACTGCTTCTCGTAGCCGGGCAGCCCGCCGGCCATGCAGACGGCGGCCTTGATGACCTCCGACTCCTTGACGGCGGGAGCCGTCACGACGTGGGCGGTGACGCCACCGCGGGAACGGACGGTGCCGAGCATCTTCTTCTCCACCTGCGCGGTAACACGCTTCTCGATGTCGGCCACGACGGCCTCCAAGTCGATCTTCGGTGCGGCCGAGGCCATGTCCTGCGGCCCCGTGGGCCCGCCGCCGTTCTCGCTCGACATCTCCGGGCCGGTCGGCATGTCGTGCTCGGCCGCCTTCGTCTGCTCTTCGCTCATCGAAGACTCCCCCGCTTGCGCGGTGATGGTGACGGCCGTAGCTGCGTCGGCCCCAAGGGTGACGAACGAGCACTCCCGCAGCGTGGAGCGCGATACGATCCGCACCGGACCCGTGAAGGTCCGGCCGTTGACGGTGACGGTGTCGCCGGCCGCGACGAGGTACTGCTCGTCAACGTCCGCGCCGACCGAGGCTTGCCACTGGTAGCCAGCGTCGCCGAGCTGCACGACCTGACCGGCGGACTCGCTCTTCGCGAGGATCGCGCCGTCGATCACCAGCTCATCCGCGATGCGGGCCGAGCCCTGGCCGAGGACCGAGCCGAGGGCGTAGTCGTGCCCGAACACGATCGGCACCGCCGCCGGCACGCTCATGCCGGCGAGGTCGATGACGATCGGCTCCCGGGACCACGTCTGCCGGATCTCGGCGCCGGTGTAGGCGACCATGGAGAAACGAGGAGTCCGCGGCGTCGAGAGCCCGGCCTCGCCGGCGTCGTCGGCCCGGAGGAACTGCACGTCGGCACGGATGGAGACGGTGCTCATGCCTCGACTTCCTCCAGGATGCGATTGGCGAACGAGCGGCCGGCGTCGCCTCCCCAGAGGGCCCACGCGATGCGGCCGGCGGACGGGTAGCCGTCCTCGCCGGGGCTCCAGCCCTGGCCCTGCTTGTCCACCTCGTGACGCGCGAAGTAGCTCGCCATCCGCTCGACGGTGTCGAGCGACAGCGGCCGACCGTTGGCGATGTCCCGGGCGCGTGCGACGCCAACGGCGGTTCCGCCGCGGCCGAACTCACGCCGCCAGGCGAGGCCACGCTCCGCCTCCGATCGCATCTCCGCGGTCGGGCGGTAGGATTCCTCGGCCTCGATGTCGGGCTCCGCGGCGGCGTTCACCGGCTCCGGACCGGGCACGACCACCTGGGCCGGCCGGTCGCCGAGGGAGAGCCCCAGTTCGCCCATGAGCTGCCGCTCCGCGGCGATCTGCCGCAGCTCGACATCCCACTGCTTGCCCTGGCGGGCGTACTCGGCGGCGAGGCTCGTCGTCAGCGTCGCGAGCTTCGTCTCGGTGGCGTTCGCCTCCTTGACCGGATCGACGCCGTCGTGCCCGTCCCAGACCCAAGACCAGTTCCACTCGCTCGCCGGGCCGAGCCCGCCGGGAATGAGGCCCGGGACGAACAGCGCTTCGTCGAGCCACTCCGCAAACACACGGTCGAGCCAGGATCGCTCGAGCTCGTCCCGCTCGACGCGGACGTTCTGGTCGTGGAGCTGCCCGTCGAGGCGGGCCGAAGAATAGTTGTAGGACGACGCGTCGAACGCCGCCTTGTGGTACGGCAGGTTCACGCCGCGGGCGATCTCGCCGAGGATCGTTCGCGTGAACGCTTGGTGGGTGTTCGTGGGCTGCTCGGCCTTGAGCTGCGACACGTCCCAGCCCTCGGGGAGCGTCGTCAGCGTGCCCTTCTCGATCTCGATCGCGGCGAACGGATCGACCTCATCGACCGTGGCC